AATCACCCGCGACTTGTGGGAACGCAGCGCGTTGTAGATGGCCATCGCGTCAAACACATCTCCGCCAGGACTGTTGATGCGAACGATGAGCTGCCTCGCATCAATCGCGGAAACCGCCCGGATTGGTATCGCATCGAGGCGTCGTCGTCCGATGATGCGGCGGAGGTCATCATTTACGACGCTATTGGATGGCCGTTTAACGACGCCGGAGAATTCGTCCGGGCGGTTTCCGCGATTGATGCGAGGCAGCTCATCGTTCGCATCAACAGTCCTGGCGGAGATGTGTTTGACGCGATGGCCATCTACAACGCGCTGCGTTCCCACAAGTCGCGGGTGATTACCCGCATCGAATCGCTTGCCGCGTCTGCCGCGTCTTTCGTGGTTCTCGCCGGAAAGGAAGTCCAGGCATACCCGAACGCCATGATAATGATCCACGAGCCGTGGGTTGTCGCCGCGGGGAACCAGCATGACTTGCGCGATATCGCAGACGTGCTGGAGAAGATCAATACGAACATGGTGGATGTCTACGCGCAGAACAGCAACATAGGGAAGCGGGAGATGCGCGATCTGCTCCGCGCTGAAACTTGGTTTACCGCGAGCGAGGCGAAGGAACGCGGATTCGTCGATACGATTCTCGACGGCAAGGGAGCCAAAGCGGAATTCGATCTTTCCGTGTTCAGTCGTGTTCCAGACGGCATTCACGCCGAACGATGCGGCAGGGAACTGACGAAACGCGAAATCGAACAGGCCTTGCGGGACGCAGGGGCCACGGTGAGATTCGCACGCGCCGTTGCTGCGGGATGCGGCGGCGGCGGCACTTCGGACGGTTTGCGGGACGCGGACGGTCTGAAGGAAGAACTGAAACGCATACTCAACATCTTGTCGTAAAGGAGAACCAGACATGAGCGAAGAGATTAAAGGCCTCATCATGGAGATGGGGAAGGCGTTCGAGCAGTTCAAGGCGGCGAACGACGCCAGGATCGCCGAAATCGAGAAGCGCGGGCACGCGGACCCGCTGCTGGTTGAGAAGGTCGAGAAGGCCAGTGCCGGCGTCGGCGAGATTTCCGCGGAGATGAAGCGGCGCCTCGATGCCATTGAAGTCGAAATGGCCAAGCGGGACTTTCCCGCCGGCGGAAGGGCTGCGGATGCGACGAAGATGGCGCACGCCGAGGCGTTTACGAAGTGGTTCCGCAAGGGTGTTGATGCGGGACTGCGCGACCTCGAAGTACGCGCCGGTCTTTCCACGATGTCCGATCCTGACGCTGGGTTCCTCGTTCCCGAGGAGATGGAGGCGGGGATCGACCGCGTGGTCGGAACCGTGTCCGCGATGCGGCGTCTCGCCTCCGTCCGCGTCATCGGGACCGACACCTATAAGAAACTGGTTTCGCAGGGCGGAACCGGCGCCGGATGGGTCGGGGAGAAGGCGTCCCGCACTGAAACTGATACTCCGACTCTTGCCGAGATCGCCATCAACGCGAAGGAGCTGTATGCGAATCCTGCCGCAACCCAGGCCATTCTCGATGATGCGAGGATCGACATCGGGGCGTGGCTCGCGGACGAGGTTTCCGTAGAGTTCGCGGAGCAGGAAGGCGCTGCGTTAATCAACGGGAACGGCGTGGAGAAGCCCAAGGGCATCAACGCATACACGAAGGTTGCCAACGCGTCGTATGCGTGGGGGAAGGTCGGCTACATCGCCACCGGGTCTAACGCCATCGGTAACGCCGATTGCCTGTTCGACTTGATGCACGCGCTCAAGCCGGCGTATCGCGCCGGGGCCGCGTGGCTGATGAACGACGCCACGCTGAACAAGATCCGTCAGATGAAGGACGGCGAGGGCAACTATCTGTGGCGTCCCGGCCTTGAGATGGGCGCTCCGGAAACCCTGCTCGGGAAGCCGGTGGAGACGGACGACAACGTGGATGACATCGGGTCTGGGAAATATCCGGTGTACTTTGCGAACTTCCGGCGGGCGTATCTGATTCTCGACCGCTTTGGGATTCGCGTTTTGCGGAACCCCTACCTGAATCCGCCTTACGTCTATTTCTACACGACGAAGCGGGTCGGCGGTGGGATCGTGATGTATGAAGCCATCAAGGCGCTGAAAACTTACGCGTCCTAACGGAGGATGAAAAAATGAAGGATCTCTACAGCAACGTTGCAGTCAGCAAGGTGATTGATCCCGTTGTGGGTGCGAACTCTTCCGCGCCCGCTGCGGTCGAGGTGGACCTGGCCGGATACAACTCTGCGGTGTTCTGCGTCTACGTTGGCACCAATGGCAGTTCGCTTTCCGGGTCGAATTACTGGACCTGGAAGATGGAGCACGCGGACGACAACGGTTCCGGCGCCGCTGGAGATTATGCCAACGTGTCCGCTTCGGACGTTCAGGGCGTTACTCCTGCAAGCGGCATCGTTCTCACTGTTGATGCCGATGCGGAGGACAACACGCTTTATAAGATCGGATACATCGGAGGTAAGCGGTTCGTCAAGATCACGACCGCGGAAACCGGTTCCGCGCCGGATCTGCCGCAGTGTGTTTTCGTCATCAAGGGGCATCCGCTCGATGCTCCTGTTGCCTGACCGTTCCCATAGCGGGATAGGCCCGGAAGGGTAATCCGGCCCTTCCGGGCCGCAACCAACGGAACACGGAAAGGAGAACGCGATGTCTTATACTCCCAAGGTCTATCGCAAGCAGGGCGGCGATGAACTTGTCGTCGCCAACGGCGGAAAGATCACCATCGAGAGTGGCGGGTCCATCGAGAACAGCGGTACGACCTACGTTGTCACCGAACCGGACGACTCTTATATCACCGTTAGCGGAAGCGACGAACTGACGCTTGGAGACGATGCGCTCGCGCTGCTCGTGCACAATAAGCGCGTCCGCTGCACTGTATCGGAAATCAACGCCGGGAAAACGCTCATCAGTGGGGTTACCGGATACAAGATTCGGATGATCGACTGCATGGCCATCGCCTACGGCGGGTCGGTTGGTGGAACGACCACGGTGGACATCCTCGGCACGCAATCGTCGTCGTCCGTGAAACTCGTTGCGTATGCGCAGACGAACCTCACGCAGAGTACGGTCCTCCGCGCCGGCGGTACCGGGGCAACGGTCCTGGCGAACGGGGCGTCATTCGCGGAATGCGACGCGGATGCCGGGATCACCATCGGGAAAACCGGTGACGATGCGACTACCGCAACCGGTGTCGATGTGATTATCTCTTACGTTCTCGTCGCGGCGTAGTCAATCAACCCGATCTAATGGGCCGGGAGCAACCCCCGGCCCTTCCCGTTTAATAAGCCCCGAGGGGGACATGGACATGAGAAAGGCATTCATTGCTCTTGTGGTTATTACCGCCTTCATCGGGGCGGTTTATGCGGCAGACCTTCCTTCGCTGGCGCAGTTCAGGAATACGTCGATACCATACTCCGGGAATATCCCGGTATATGGCATGTATCCGCGTACTGCGCCTTCGGTTTGTTACGTCGATAATGTGGCTCGCACAGTTGAAACGCTTGTGCAAAATGCCGGAGGAACTTACCTCGGTGGGTCAGACAATACCCTTACGCCGATAGCCGCGACTATATCCTGCAACGGTAATACGAGGTGGGCGTTTCAAGCGTCGCCATCTACGACAGTGGGGCACTATCTGCCAAATGAGTCAGCGTGGAATATTTCAGGGCCTGACGCAATCGGTCGTGTCAAGGGGATAGCCGCAGGTGCGACAGATAATGTGTCGTGTGCCATTACGCTCTGGTACTGACAGATGAGACTCATACGGTTTGCTGCGCCGAGTTTATTACCCGTAAGCGTATCGGACTTAAAGGCGCATCTGCGCTTGTACGATACCGATTCGGAACCAGCCCCTGGTGCGCCAACGGTTGCGCTTGCAAACGCTGGAGCCGGTAATGTGGACAACGGATCACATAGATACAGGATTACCTTCGTTTGCGGTTCATCGGAAACACATGGCGGGACGGTATCCGATGCTGTCACCGTTGTTGATAAAACCGGAAACGGGAAGGTGCGTCTTACGGCGATCTCGCTGGGCGGGTCTGCTGTCACGGCGAGGAGAATATATCGGACTGCCGCTGGAGGGACCGCATACCTGCTTGCCGGAACGATATCGAACAACACTGACACTACCTACACGGATAATGTGGCGGATGCTTCGTTAGGCGTGGAATGTCCTTCCGCGAATACCACCGGAGACGTGCAATTAACGTTGTATTTGTATTCTGCCGTGGAACACGCGGAAGCCATTATGCGCAGGAAGTTGCTGACGCAGACATGGGATTATTGGATTGATGCGTTCCCGGAGACTGACTACATTGATCTGCCGTTCGGGAATCTGCAAAGCGTCACCCATGTTTCTTATGTGGACAGCAGCGGAGATGTGACGTACCTCGCGGCCGGAACGGATTACGACGTAAATACGGCAGGAGACGGTGTAGGGCAGATCGTCCTTCCGTATGGGGCCTCATGGCCTTCGTTCACTCCGTATCCGTCGCATCCCGTGAGAATACGATTTGTCTGCGGATGGGCTTCGGCAGACGCGATACCTCCAGACATAGCGAACGCCGTGAAGATGATCGCAGCGGACCTCTACGAAAACCGCGGCGAGCGGATTACCGGAACGATTGTTACGGAAAACAAAATGGCCGAAATGCTGCTTGCCAAGTGGCGGCTGTGGGGTGATTTTTGAACATCGGCGCGATGCGTCATCGGGTGACGATACAGCAGGTGTCTGAATCGCGGGATGCTCATGGCGGGGTAGTTGAGTCGTGGAGTACGTTCGCCGTGGTTTGGGCGAATATCGCTCCGATATCCGGCCGCGAATACCTTGCGGTGAAACAGACGCAGGCGGAAGTGACGCATCGGATAAGGATGCGCTACCTGTATGGGATAACCCCGAAGATGCGCATTCTGTACGGTGATCGGATATTCGACATCAATTCGATAAGCAATCTTCAAGAGCGCGGTCATGAGATGGAAATCATGGCGACTGAAGCAGTGTCATGATCGAAGCGACGGTAACCGGATTCGCGGAGCTGGATAAACTGATGCGCGGGCTGCCGAAGGGACTTGAGGTCAAGGTCGTTCGCGGGATGGTCATGGCGGGCGGGCAGCTTGTGGCGAAGGAAGCGGCGGTAAAGGCGCCGATTGCCAACAAGCCGCATCGCTCATACGACGGGAAATATACCATTATGCCCGGTGCTCTGCGTGCCTCGATAAAGACGTGGAGGGTAAGGAAAGACACAAGGGCTACGGTTATGAATGTCGTCGGACCGCGCAAGTTTAGAGGGGTCGATACGTTTTACTGGAAATTTTTAGAGTTCGGCACGCTATATGTTTCTGCGCGTCCGTTTCTGCGTCCGGCGTTTGAGCACAACGTACAGCGGATTATCGACATGATGCGCTCCCGGATGGAGCGCGGAATCAAGAGCGCCTGGAAAAAGGTGGGATAGCGCATGGGGCATGAGGCGAAACTTTATACATTGCTCTATAGCGATTCCGGTGTTTCGTCGCTCGTGTCGAGCCGCATATATCCATGCGTTGCGCCGCAGGACGCTCCGCTGCCCTACATCGTATATCAGCGGGTGACTTCCGGGAGAGTGTATGACCTTGATGGATACGCTCATCTTGAGAACGTGAGAATGCAGATCGACTGTTACGCGGAAACATCGGTAGAGGCGTGGAACATAGCGGACGCAGTGGCGGATGCGATGCGCGGGTCGGGGTCATTCTCGGTAGGCGGAGACGATCCGATGGAAATGAGCGAAGACGGAGCGTTCCGCGTGTCGTGCGATTACTCGATTTGGGACAATAACGACTGACTAACTACATAATCACCTGGCAATAAAAAAGCCCCGGCAGCGGGGCTTTTTTATTTTGTAAAGAACGAAGCCCTCCCTGTGGGGGCTTTTTTATTTCCACGAAGGAGGGATTGCAAATGGTTACGGCAATCAGGGCGCAGGGGACGAAGATCAAAATCGAAACTGGCACAGGCGAGGCGAAGAACATTACCGCGATCACGAAGGCCTATCCTCCGGTGGTAACTGCCGCAAGCCATGGGCTGTCGGAGGGCGACAGGGTTACCATCGCATCTGTCGGCGGAATGACCGAGCTGAACGGGAACACCTATACCATCGACTATGTGACTACCAACACGTTCTGCCTGAAAGACGTTGACGCTTCCGGGTATGGGTCATACACGAGCGGCGGGACCGCGACTCCCGTTACGATGACGGCCATCGGTGGGGCGAAGAACATCGATACCGGCGGCGGGAAGACCTCCGAGGTAGATACTACCGACCTGGATTCCACGGCGAAGGAATTCGTCTCCGGCCTTCCGGATTACGGCGAGGCGTCATTCGAATGCAACGTCGATTTCTCCGATGCCGGGCAGAATGCCATCAGGGAACGCTTCGAGGATGGAGCGGAGGTGGATTTCCAGGTTGTCTATGCCGATACGGGGACCACTACGGAAAACTTCACCGGGTTCGTCTCCGGGTATGGGACGAAACTTTCCGTTGATGGTGTAGTCACGGCAAGCGTGACGATCAGAAAGAAGGGGGTCACTACATGGGCATGACCCTAACAAGGGACATGATTCTTGAGGCGGCGGACCTCAAGCGCGAGCTGGTCAACGTACCTGAATGGGGCGGGGATGTGTATGTGAGTTCGTTCACCGGCACGGAGCGGGACGCATTTGAGGCGAAACTCGCGGAAGGCAAGGGCGCGATGAAAAACATCCGCGCCTTACTTGTGGCTTACTGCGCCGTAGATGAGCATGGGAACAGGATATTCCAGGACAAGGACGCGGAAGTCCTCGGCAGGAAATCCGCAATCGCGCTGAATCGTGTATTCGAGGTTGCGATGCGCCTGAACGGAATAGGCGCGAAGGAAGTTTCGGACATGGAAAAAAACTCCGAACCCGAGACGAGCGACGTTTCTATTTCCGATTAGCGCTCGCTCTCGGGATGACAGTACGAGAGATGTTGTCTCGCATAACAAGCGAAGAGTTGTCGGAGTGGATGGCATATGACCGCATCGAGCCGATAGGGGAAATACGCGGCGATGTGCGGCAGGCGATAACGTCTTCTCTGATTTACAACGCGAATCGCGGCAAGGATAGCAAGCCGCTGACTCCGGCGGACTTCATGCCATTCGTCAACGCGAAGAGGGAATAAATGGCTTCCACGACCGGAACACTGCTCATAGAGATCGGGGCGAACCTTGCCAGACTCCAGAACGACATGGGCAAGGCGGTGCACATTGTCCGCAAGGCCACCGATCAGATAACGGCTGCCTTCAGCGCGATAGGCGCAGGAGTAGGCATTGCAGGCCTCGGGGCGATGGCAAAGGAAGCGATTGACCTCGGATCGAAACTCTCCGACATGGGCAAGAAATACGGCGTATCAGCAGCGGAGCTGTCGAAACTGTCATACGGCGCGAAGATGAACGGCGTCGAACTGGAGACGTTGGGTAATTCATTCAAGTTTCTGAACAAGGCAATTGCCGAATCAGCGAACCCGACGTCCGATGCCGCGAGGGCGTTCAGCGAGTTAGGCATATCCACTGCGGAGTTGGAAAAAATGAAACCGCAGGAGGTGTTTGAACTCATCGCGGATAAGATGTCAGAGCTTAATGACGGGGCGAACAAGAGCGCGATCCAGCTCGCCATATTCGGACGTGCCGGGTTGGACATCCTGCCGATGATGGATGAAGGCGCTGCCGGCATTCGCAAGATGAAGGATGAAGCGGTAAATCTCGGAATAGCCCTTGATGAAAATACCATCAATTCGCTTGATGCCGCAGGCGACGCGATTGATCGTATGAAGATGCGGATCGTGTCGTGGACCGGCAAGGCGATCATCATGCTTGAAAAATTGTGGGAGATCCGCAAGGCCGCAAGGGCCGCATGGATGCAAAACGAACGGCCCGAATCCGCAACGGTTGGAGCGGACGCGGAAGCGATGGGCGTGTCCGCATGGGGGCCAGCGAAGAGGGACGCACGTAGTATTTCCGGCAAGACGGATACGAAGAAAACAGGGAAAGGGAAAGAGCAATTCACGTTCGCGGATCAGATGGAGACGATCCGGGCACAGTATAGCGGAGCAATTGAGGCGTTGGACGCGCTTGAGAAGGCGGAAGCCGAATATTGGGCGCCGCAGAAACAACAGGCGGAGGAATTTGCGGCGGCGTTCGGCGCGATGACGCAGGAGAGGATAGACGGCATCGAAAGCATCGCCAGCATGGACGCGGAGGCGACGAAGCGGAGCATTGAGCAGCAGCAGGAGTGGAACGCCGTATATCAGCAGTCGGTTGAATTGTCCGATATGTACCGGACTGCGTGGCTCGATGCAAATCTTGCAATTGTCGATTCGATGCGTCAGTTATACGGCGGGCTTCAGGGTTGGATGTCCTCAACCATCCAAGGCATCGTCGAAGGCACTCTTACCGCGAAAGACGCGGTAAAGGGACTTGGAACGATGCTGTTGTCGATTATTTCCGATTACGTCGCCAAGTGGGTTGTATCAAGACTTTTCATGGCCGCGTTCGAGAAGGCGGCAGCCGTTGAGCAGATAGCGGTATCGGTAGCAACGGGTTCCGCGGTCGCCGCAGCGTGGGCGCCGGCAGCGGCCTTGGCATCGCTTGCGACGTTCGGCGGCAACGCCGCTCCGGCGATGGCAGGATTATCGTCTACGGTAGCACTTGCCAAGGTGCTATCTATTCCGGCCCTCGCAGAGGGCGGCGTTGTAAGCAGTCCGACAATCGCACTCGTCGGGGAGAAGGGGCCTGAAAAAATAACTCCGCTTGATGAGTCCGGACCTGGAGTAATCCAGCTGATGCTCGATGGGGACATGCTCGCAACGTGGATCAACCGGAACGCCGGTAGGTACGGGCGTATCCAATTGGTGCCCGCATAATGGCTATCAGATTGTTTTATGACAACGTGGTGGATTACTCGACGACTATCACATCCGCCGCATCGGAGAATGCAGACCTCCCGGTTGCGAATATTGCGCATCCGCATCGCAAGCGGGTCTACAGGACCGGAACGTCTTCAGCGAGCGAAGCGATTGTGTTCGACCTGGGTTCGGCGATGTCTATACAGGCGGTGATTCTGCTCGACCATACGCTGACCGAGGAAGACGCCGACATAAAACTACAAGGGAACGCGACGGATACATGGAGCGATCCGGCGGTAAGCGAAACCCTGACCTACTCTGCAGGAACAATTAAGAAGGTATTATCATCGCCGCAGGAGTATCGGTACTGGAGGATCATTTTCACGAAGTCTGGCGCATCGGAATATAGGGACATCGGGAGGGTCTTTCTTGGGCCGGTGTCTACAATTGAGCAATCGTTCTCCTACGGGTCGCTGGAGATCGACTCTGTTGATCTGTCCGAAACCGAATATTCTCTCGCCGGGCAATCATACAGCATCATACGGGATTCCTACGATGAGATAAGCGGCGAGTTTTATTTCATTACCGACTCGCAGATGCAGCAGATTGAATCATTGTGCGCCTACGTCGGGACTCACACCCCGTTCTTCATCGCTATAGATTCTCAAAGCATATCGATGAAGTGGATGTATTACGGGAAGCTGTCCAAGCTTGGGAAGCGTAAGGTCGAGCATCTTAAGGGCGGCATTTATTGGTCCGTCCCGTTTAAGTTGCGAGAGGAATTATGACTGCGCTGTCTGATCGTCTTGAATATCCAAACATTCGTCCTGTGGCGTTGCTGGAGATTGTCGCGGGCGAATGGCTGAAATACTGGACGCTCGCGGAAGGGAAAACCCATACCTACTATGCATCTACCAATAGGCGCGTAGTGGGGGTAAACGAAAACGGAGCCCCGCTGAATTCGCTCCCGTCCATAGGTGCTGTCGAGTCTAACTCCGGGTCGTACCATTGGGATCAATCTAACGGCAGGGTGTATATACATCCGTCTGACTCATCTACGCCATACGGCAAGACGGTTCAGGCCAGAGTGCTATTCCTGTTTTCGACCGAATGCCGTGTTATCAACGGGATGTATTACGACGGCAGGATCATATCATTGCCGGATCTTACCGCACGCATTGAGGCGATGTTCGGGGAACCTGGGAAGGTCGGCGCAGGGAAGGTTGATCTTGCCGGCGGAGATGGGTATTTCGACGCGCTAAACGACATACAGTGGGATTCCGGCGAGGCGATCCTCAAACTCGGCATTGACGAAATCGTGCGTGACCTTCCATTGGGGCAGGGCGTGGATGGTGCGATAGCGGAGTCCGGCGGAGAACTTTATGCAGACACCGGCGGCGGGACACTCGCGGAAATACCGTCGGCGATGGCCCCTGTGCGCGTATATCGCCCGTGCGACTATTCCGATTATGAGACAGTGGCCGGAGTAAGGATCGTCGGTTGGTCCCACAGCGCATCTGTATTTTCCCTTGAGTTGGAGGAAAAGAAAAGCGCACTGAAGCGCAAGATCCCCGTCGATGTTTGGACTCTCGACGCCTATCCGAACATGGATGAATCACGAGCTGGAGATCCGATCCCAATAGTATACGGAACCGTGTATGACGTAAGCCCGACATGCATAGATAAGACCACCAACACATTCAAGGTAGCCAATCACCCGATAAAGGAATTTATCGCTGTACGCGTGAAAAAGAAAGCCACGGAAGACGCGGAGACTCCTACATGGGTAGGCGTGTCTTTCGCCACTAACGATGAGAGTACGGCCCAATTCACGCTGTCCGCCGATGATTGGGATGGGGACGCTGAAGTGGCCGTGGATTTCCGAGGCAGGACAAATCCTGACGGCTCCCTCATGGTGAATCCGGCGGACGTCGTGAAGGATGTTCTCGTGACATGGCTATGCGAACCCGAGTCTTCGATAGACGCGGAATCGTTCTCCGCTTCATGGTCGCACTATCACATCGGGATAGATTCGGACGGGAACGCTGTAACCAGAATGGCGATGTCGCTGTATCTCGGAGAAGAGGACGATGCGTCATCGATCATAGGAGACATATGCTCTGTAGCTGGAGCGTCGTTCCACCATGCGCTGGACGGTAAATATAGATTCGTCGCGTGGGTTCCCGTGCCTGGGGAGTCCTGCCTTTCATTCGTTGACAGCGAGATTCAAAAACTCGAAGTGGCAACGGACGCAACGGAAATATTTTCGAGTATAAGGGCCGGGTACCAATACAGAGAGCAACAGGATTATTCCCAGCGTGTTATGTATGACCGCCCGGAATCGCAATATCTGCAAGGCGCAAACACTGCGGTTGTCTCCGACTTGGGCGATCTGCCGCTAACAAGCCCGGATGATGCGATGTATGTTTGCCAACGCACGGCCAGGATGAGAGGGGAGCGGATCAGGAAATACCGCGCCCGCCTGTCGCATAGGGCGTGGAGGTTGAAACCTGGAGAATACATCCACGTCAGGTTCGATGAGGCCGGTATAGACGCGGTATTAGAGGTGCTGGAGGTGCGCCGGCGCCTTGCCGGTCCGCTGTGGGTAGATGTGGTATTGGGGGATCTACGAGGGATGAAGGACACTCCGGGATATTGGGTTGCCGATTCCATGACGTTCCCGATGCGGCTCGGCGGCGGGTCTTGCGAGGAGTGGAACCCGTCATGGACAGCGGCGCAGAAATCATGGGCGCGGCAGAATTGCGGGTATTGGCTCGACGACAATGGATTTGCGGATTCGACTGACCCGGACTCCTACATGGCCGGGGCGTGGATATAGCGGACACGGGAGGCGCACGAAATGCCTTATACCGCAATAACGAAGCCGGCGCAGGGAAGCGGAACGCTGAAATCCCTCATCGACGCCGTAATAGATAACCTCGCATACCTGTATAACCTGATCGGTGGATCTGGCGCGGGGTCGTCAGATTACATCTTAAATGGATCGTTCGAGAACGACAGCGACTCCGATGGCGTTCCAGACAACTGGGCGGTCACGTTATTCTCCGGCGGATCAAGCGGCATATATGCGGCGGACCAGGCGCACGGCGGCGTATGTTATCGGTTCGTGTCTACCGGCAGCGGCGGCGGATATATGGACACGGAGGATTACATTACTTGCGCGGAGGGCGTTCCTGTAACAATAAGGTTCGCGCTGAAATCCACCGTACCCGATGTACATAATTTGGTGCAGCTGCTTTGGTACGATGACGACAAGACCGCTTGCGGAACGAGTTATACGTCCATATATGACGATGCGACCGAGAATCCGACATCGTGGACCATATTCACACGCGGCGCCGCTCCTCCCTCGACGGCAAGATACTACAAGGTGCGCTTGATCGGATGCCACAGCGATGACAACACGGCGGGCGAGACCCTCTATGACTCGGTTGAGGCGATACAGGAGGCGTTGATAACCCCTGCCGGGCAGATATCGTAATCGAGCAGGAGGTGCGATGTGGGGGCGGATTACGC